AGAAAATCTTGCCAACAAGATGAAAAATGACGAAATAAGTCAATCTGATTATGAAGCAGGACTTCAAAGAATAAAAGACGATCAAAAAAATGCTTTGGGAATAGCTAGTTCATTTGAACCTCAAGATGCTGGATCACAAGAAAACAGAGTTGAATATATTGCTTCAGAATTTGTTAGGCATTATGCTGGCAAATCAGATTTAATTTATACTTTGTTTAATTTTTTAGTAAATTGCATCAGGCAGTCTACACTTGGCAACATGAGAAATAAGAATTATTATGTTGGTGCAAAATCGACACCAAATACTGCAACTGGTGACGAAGGAGAAGACCTTGATGTGAGCGGTGACGGAGAATCCGTTGTCAAAGGGGGAGAAAAGATTGGCGGGCCGCACAGAATTCATGCCAGCGAACCAGATAGGCCCGATGCTCCAGAATCAGGTATGTCGATAAGTGGTCAAATTGAAGCGGCCATAACCAACAAATCTAATTCTCTAATATTGACATTAAAGCGTTGTATTCTTGTCTATCTTGAAAACGCTAAAAACATTTTAAGTTCAAAAGTTTCTTTAAGTGCGAAGCTTGCAATTTTGAAAGCAGCATTTTGTTTTAGATATTTGTTGGAAAGAATTGAAAAAGATACAAATAATTTTGTAAGTGATTTAACAAACTTTGTTGAAAAAGAAATGCCTGATATTATAGCAGGAAAAAGACCTAGTGTTAAATCAATATTAAATGTAAATGATTTGTATGATTCATTTGTAAAAAATCCAGAAATAGAATTATTAAGAGTTTCAGCATCTATTTGTTATAACGCATATGATAAAGTAAACTCAGCAGATGCTTTATCAATGCTTCCATCTAATATTACAAAAGACATGCTTGTTGAATCTTTTGGATTTGATGATTTTATATTATTAAAAGAAGCATGTGATTCTGGTAGTAAGTTTTGTATTAATGGTGATACAGATCATGAAAAGATTATAAATTTATCAGACAAAATTTGGATTACAAGTATGTGGCCAGATTCTACATCTATCGCTTTTTACATGGACAATTTAAAGAATGTAATTTTTCATGCATTCCATGTATGGGATGCTAAAAGACAAGGTAAAGAAGCGCCTCCAATTGAACAATGCGGAAAGTTAGCTATTAAGAGAAAAGATACTGGATTTACACATCAACATGATCCAGAGCATCATAAAGCTGTAGCTTTTAAGCTCTCTGGGGGACTATCTGCTGACGATCAAGAGTCTTTAAACAAGATAATTGACAGACTAGAAAAACTTATTGTTGACAGGTACTACAAAAGAGTTTTAAAAGAAAAAGATCCAATCAAACAAAAGCAAGAAGTACAAAAGTTTATTAACCCAAGTACTTTAAGCATTTTCCTTAGAGAGCTTCTGATAGATCAAAATATTTCAACTAAAGTATCATCAGAATATGGAATTAATGCAAAACCTGCTATTCAATATATTATTAAAGAATTAATGTCATTTATTATAGACCATGATAAAAATAATAATCCTGAATATCAACAGATAGACCAAGATGAGGATGAAAATCCATATCAAGTCGATGCAGAAGTTAAAGATATAATGGGAGGACGCATAATTGATCGAACTGGAGAGGATGAGGACGAATATCCAAGGAGAAAAATTTGATTTACAGAAATGATGGCAAGCCATATTGCCCAACTGGATCAATGCAACAATTCGATGATGGGTTGCCAGAGCATAGTTTATTTAATGACTGGGACCAAGAGTCTATCAAACAAGGTGGCTCTCCAATTTTTTATTATGAATTATTTATAGACACAAATAATGTAGATCCGATATACTTGGAAACTAGAACTAAAATGTTTAGTCCTGTTCCTGTGCAGTTGTGGGCTGTTTACGAGCCTGTTCCTTCCCAGAACATGCAAACTGCATTTGGTATTGATTCTCCAGACGAAATGATATTTGAATTGAATTATAAAAGTGTTTTGAATACTGTTGGCCATGCTCCAAAAATTGGCTCAAGGATATTTACTCCATTTTTAAAAGAGAATTGGGTTATAATAGAGAGAAAGACAGGAGAATTCAAGATGTATGGAGTTGTTAGATTGCAACTCATATGTCAGAGGTTCCAAGAAGATGATGTTAGTGGAACCTCGGTTGGTAAAAACCAAAATGTTGATTTTAAAATTGTTTAAAAGGTGAAAAAATGAAAAATTTTTATGAATTTTATAGAAGGATACAGGCTAACAAACTATTTGAACAAGGTGGCATGCCTGTAAATCCAAGCATGTCTATGCCTCCTATGGCTGGACAAACAGGAGGCGGAATGCCTTCTGCTCCTTCCTTGGGTGGAATGGGAAGCATGCCTGCTGGTGGTGGAATGCCTACTGGTGGTGGAATGTCACCACAAGGATTTATGGATGAAGGTCCAAAAACAGCAGACCAAGAAGAAGGGGGCATGGGTCCTCCAGAAGCTGAAGGCGAAGAAAATGTTGATGCCAGCGTTGGCGAAGATGCCGAAGGGCCAGAAGCTGTAATGCAAAAAGCTGTTAGCGATATCGAAGCACAATTAGATTTCTTGAGAAGTAAGGGAGAAGATGCTTCTGCAAGAGCTGACACTATCAATGATCTTCTTAAAATGATTAAGAAGAATATTGAAAAAGCGGAAGGCGAAGTTGGAGAAGAAGGTGTGGAAGGAGAAGAGGGAGCTGCCCCATCTTTAGGTGCTATGGGAGAAGAAGGACCTCCTATGGGTGACCAAGCTGTGCCATCGTTTGGAGGAGGTGGCGCTGGCGGTAATGATATGGGTGCAGCAGGAGGTATGCCACAAATGCCTATGCCAGGTGGAATGGCAACAGAATCATATTTTCTCAAAGCTCGAAAAAACCGCAAAAAAAAATAATTTAATTTTTATTTAAAATAAACATGCAGAGACAATTAATCTCTGCATGTTTTTTCATATATATTTTATGGAACAAAAGCTTAGTATATTAACGTATATTACTTTCAAAGAATTTTTAATAAGAAGAAGTTTTCCTGAATTGATTACAATTAATAAGAAGTCAGTTAAAAAAATCGAAGGCAAAAAATGAAGCCTATTGGCCCAAATGTTAATAGTTATGGTGGTTCTTTAAACGACATAAAAGACTTGGATTTCCAAAGTCGTTCTGAAAATATTGATCCGCCACCAGGGTTTTGTGATCAGCCACCCGATAATCAAAACAACGTTGGTTTAAACAATCCAGATGACTGGATGCAAGATTTATTTATAAATAAAACTGGAAATGGGCAAGAAAATAATGCGGACCCATTTCAACGGGGACAAATTGTAAATGATTTAAATGTTCCAAATAGAAATACAATTTATCGTTATGCAAAATCTATTCGTGGAACAGATGAAGCTGTAATGGATTTATTTAGAAACATAGTTGTAATTGATGACGATGGAAAGGCACACCCAGTTCCTGTTATTTGGGCCACACAAGAAAGAGCCGTTGCCGCTGTGGTTCAAGAAAATGTAAGAAAAGACGATACACTAGTTGTAGATAGAATAAAATTACCAATGCTTGCAATAAGCAGCACAGACTTTACTTTTAATCAAGAAAGATATACTTATCACAAAGCTCTAAACTGGGCACCAGATACTCAAGGAAAACCAACTTTTACAGTATCAGAAAAATATAATAAAGATACTGTTTTTGGAGTTGCTAGAGGTATACCAATTGATATTAGTTATAATTTAATTGCATGGACAATGCAATTAGAAGATATGAATCAAATTATTGAACAAATAGTAACTAAATTTAGTCCTATGGCGTATATAAAAGTAAGGGGAGTAACTTGGGAAACTGGCGTAAAGATGAATTCTATAGCTAATAACTTAGAAACAGAGCCTGGAGATCAAGCTTTGCGAGTTATCAAATTTCAATTTGGTTTAACTGCTGAAACTTACGTTGCACAACCCATTAGACGTGAGAAGGCAATATTGGAAACTAGAGTTGAGATTGGCAATTCAGCAATAGATAATGAAATAAGCGAAATAATAAGTAGAATAGAAGAAAGCACAAGGGAATTTAAAAATGATTGAAATTACAAACTTGCAACAGACACCAATTTCTTTGTTTATCAGATCAAAAAGAGCCCCCGGACACGGAACATCACTAACAATACCTGGAATTGGTGCAGAAAAAAATATTTTTTATTTAGAAGAAGAGAGAGCAACTGAATATATAAATAGAGCAGAGCAATCTGGTTATATTAAAACTAGATTTGTAGATAGTAATATATTGAGAACAGGAGAAAAACATGGCAACACTTAAGGGGTTCCCACCTTCTAATACAATAAGCCCTTCAGTAAAGTATACTGAAAGGGACTTAACTTTTCTTACAGCAGAACCATCTCCGAACGATATTGGATTGGTAGGCTTTGCTTCTAAAGGTCCAGTTAATACACCAACAAAAGTTACAGACTTGGGAGGATTGGCAAGAACATTCGGCAATCCTCGTTTAAATCAGTCTTATAACCCTTACATGATTTACGCTGCACAGACAGCTCTGCAAACTGCTAACTCTGTGTATATAGTTCGTGTTGCCGATACAGATCCACTTAGCACAACTTGCTCTGCAACTGCAAGCTATGATGTCTATGCTGCTGGCAATGTTATTACACTTTTGGGCAGCGAAGACTTGAGCGCCAATGTAAAAAATACTAATGATTTGTATTTTACATGGAGTTTAAACGGAGTAAAGTCAACAAGGCTTTTAACACTTCTAAAATATACTGACATGTCATCTCCTACAAGTACTGCGGGATGGACTATTGCAGAGATAGTAGCAGAACTTAATTCTCAGCTTGATTCTAGTTTAGATGGCATACAGTTTTATAGCTCTACAAACTATATTGGAATAAAAACAACTTGGGCATATGGACCATCAGCAAAGCTTGAAATACTAAGCACCGAAAATCCTTTAATTGGTGGACCAGTTTTATTTACTGGTGGCTCTGCTATGGTATGTTCCAACGTTTTAGGACTTGGCACTGGAATGTTGCCTGCATCACAAGAAGGAAGCGCTGTTAAGTATGGAGCTGGGCTTGCAGGAACATGGGACTTCACAGGCTTAACAAACTTATCTCTTTCTCTTGTTGCTAGCGGATATAACAACACATTAATCGATGATGTTGTACAAACTGTTCCTCTAACAACAACTATGGCTGGTACCACTTATGCCACAACAGCACTTTTAGTAGCAGCATTACAAACAGACTTTACTGCTGCTGGCGTAAAAGGTTTAGCCGTTTCTGTTGGGTCTACTAGCGCAAATGCTATCAAAATCACAGGAACAGTTGCCGGAGCTTCTTGCAAGTTTTCTATTAGAACTGCAAGTACAGTAATTTCTATATTTGGATTTAATAATACTGCAACACTAGGCACAGTAAAAACTGACAACTGGGATCCAAACACACTTATAAATAGTGGAACCAGCACTTCGGGAGCTTCAGATGATGTTGGACCTCCTGCACCATCTACATATGGAATAATTACCGGCCCTTCAACTGGTACTACTACAAAAACATTTACAATTAATGCAGATAGCGCTGGAATCGAAGGAAACTACACTCAAGTTGTCATAACAAGTGGAGATGCCGGGGCTTTCAACATGTCTGTTTATTCTAACGGAGAGCAAGTAGAGGCTTTCGGAAATTTAACAAAAGACGCTACATCTTATTTTTATGTTTCAACATATGTAAATTCTTTAAGTAATTACATTAGAATAACAGATGTTACAGGTGTATCGACACCTCCTGCGAATGGCACATATACACTAACTGGTGGAAAAGATGGCGTTCCAACAGACCCTGATGATCAAGATACTTTGATTGTAGGAAGCTATACAGCAGGATCTGGTCTTTTTGCTTATTCTGATCCAGAGCAAGTTGATATTGATTTATTAGCAGTTCCTGGCAACTCTTCAACAAATGTTATTGTTGGCATGTTTAATTTAGCGCAAAACTACAGACAAGACTGTTTGGCAATTGTTGATCCTCCATCTGGATTAACTCCAACAGAAGTTGTGGCTTGGTCAAATGGCCAAATGTCATATCAAACAGAAAGACTAAACAGTGATTATGGTGCTCTTTATTGGCCTTGGGTTGTAATCAGAGACTATTACAACAAAGTTGACGTAACTGTTCCTCCAAGCGGTGCAGTATTGGCAACAATAGCCTATTCTGATAGCATTAGCTTCCCTTGGTATGCTCCTGCTGGTCTAACAAGAGGTATTGTTCCTGGCATAAAGGATGTCGTTGCAATACCAACAGGTCCAGAAAGAGACGCTATGTATGGAAATAGAAATGCAATCAACCCGATTGTAATCTATCCAGATCCTAATGTTACTGGCTTCGTTATTTGGGGACAAAAAACATTGCAAAGAGCACAATCTGCTCTTGATCGCATCAATGTTCGCAGAATGTTATTCTATGTTGAAAAAGAAATTAGACTTCTTGCTAAGAACATTCTTTTCGAACCAAACACAGAAGCAGTTAGAACAAACTTCGTATCTCTCTGTGCTGGTGTACTAAATAACGTAAAAATTAACAACGGCATTTATGACTACTTCATTAAGTGTGACACTGAATTAAACCCTCCAGATGTCATTGATAGAAACGAATTGAGAGCAAGAATCGGTGTTCAGCCTACCCGTGCAATTGAATTTATATTTATTGAATTCTCCCTACACAGAACTGGCAGCTTCACCGAAAGCACCACATTGAGCACCACATGATTTTAGATAGGAGATAAACATGTCTTATAATATGGGTATCGGAGCCTTGGGTAACTCCACAGGCATCATGTTTAAGAGAAAATTTAGATGGCTTTTCAGCGTAGAAGATATTTGTTCTGCTGGAGGAATTAGTAGAGTTCCAGAATCATTCGTGAAATCTGCTGCTCGTCCTAATATTTCTTTCGAAGAAACAGAAATCAACTTCCTACATGGCAAAATGTATATTCCTGGCAAGGCAACATTTGAATCCATTACAGTAACATACTATGATGTTACAAATGATCAAACATCTCCCTTGGTGCCATTATATAGCTGGATTGCAAACGTCTATGACTTTTTAAGTCCAACTGGCGGCATTACCAATCCTCGTATGAACGCAAGAGCATATGATGTTGGTGCTAGAGCCCATTACGGCGGCAGAGGCGTTCTAACCATGCTTGATGGTGGTGGACTTGCCCTAGAAGCTTGGACATTGTACGACTGCTGGCCACAATCAGTTAACTTTGGTGACCTAGATTATGCAACACAAGATGAAGCAACAATTGAGTTGACTGTTCGTTATCAGTTCGCCAAATGGCAGAACTTCTGCGGAGCGCAGCCAGCCCCTTGCTTTGGTTCTACTTGCGGCGCAGATCTTCCTGCTGGTCTCAATGCTCCAGCCGGTCTAAATGGCGGAAGAATCTAATAATTAATTTATTTTTAAAATTTGTACTCCTGCACATTAAATAATGTGCAGGAGTACTTTCATTATAAAGGTATTCAAATGTCTTTAATAACTGGTTTTAATATGGGCATAGGCTGGGCGGCCTCTGCGGTTTTCAAGAGAAAATTTAGATTTTTTGTATCAATACAAAACTTTGCTTCGCCAACAAGTTTGCTGCCAATAATTCCAGAAAGAGCAGCCAGACCTTCTATTTCAATTAACGAAATGAAAGCCGAACATACAACAGAAACAATTTATTATCCCGGCAGACCTGAGTGGAAACCAATACAGTTTACATTTTTTGATTATGTTCCATATCCTACTGGAGGTAATGCCAATACTCCGCATCCTATGTGGATATGGTTAAATTATTATTATAATACTTTTAGTGGTAACTTAAAAACATCTTATAATGACCCAGTTTACAATAGTCCTGCACCTTATTTACAGTCGGTAAACGGTCAATCCATTAGCAGAATAAAAAGAAACATTCTAATACACGTTTTTGATGGGTCTGGAAATGAAATAGAAAGATGGGCGTATGCTAATTGCTACCCAACAGAAATAGACTTTGGAGACTTGGACATGGGCGACCAAGATATTTGTCGTGTAACATGCACAATGAGATATGATAGAGCTTACACAGTAAGTTGTAATATGCCTTTGCCAGACTTAAAACTAGTCTAAGAATTGCTCAGCTTTTATAATATCTCTGCACTTTTTTAAGAAATCTTCCAATTCTTTTGGCTTGCATTCTAGTATTCTGCAGGCTCCACTTTTATTTAATCGACCCTTTTTGGTGTAAGCTTTTGTCTCGTTAAGCAACAAAGCTTCTATTTCTTTTCCAAGTCCATTTCTCTCAAGAATATCAAGCAATTCTTGTTTTTCTAAAATTTCTAAAAAGCTTTTTCTCATAATATATTATATACAAATAAATTAATTATTACTATCTTTTTTGATAAAAACTGTCAAAGTTATTATCATATTCTGAATTAGGGGATTCTTTATTTCTAGTTATAACATCAAAGCCAAGTTTTATTTTAATAATATCACCATAACGACGTTTTAAATCATTGTAATTTCTAGCAGATCTCCACAATTGTCTAAAATGATTTAATATACAGGTTGTCAAATAATTAAATGCTTTGCCTTTTTGAGGATCAAATTTTTCAGCTCTTTCGAAACAAATTAACACACCTTCTTGTATTGCGTCATCATCATCTATGTGGCTAAATTTTGCATATCTAACAATATTATTACTAAGAGTATAAAATGCTGTTGCCAATATCATCTGTGCATCTTTATATTCTTGTTCTGCTTCGTTTGAAATAGAATCGCATATACTCAAAGGATTTTTAAGTTTTTTACTATTATTTTTTTGCCATTCTATTTCGTTCTTAAGTATTTGTATTTTTTTCTTTTTTCTTTGGGCATTTTGATATTTCATAATAATTTTTTCAAATGCTTTATTATTAAGATATTCGCTAGACATTTATCTCCTAAAATAAAATAAAATATACTTTAAATTAGTTAGATAATTATTATTTTAATTTTATGATAGGAATAATTTTTGAAAACGAACAAGATATTACCTCAGACATTTTAAATAATAAAAGTGTTAGAGTGCTAACCGAATCTGAAGTGCGATCAAATAGTTATAAGCAATTAATGAGTGAAATCAATTTAAATGCAATAATTAAAATAAAATATGGAGAAGTAATTAGACCGCCTTTTAGTTTTAATCCTTTAAAAAATTCTTACATTATGATAAGCTCTGGGTCTTGGATAGATAAACAAAATAGATTATTAGGTCACGAATCTTCAAGCGAAGAATGTCAATCAATTCAAATAACATCTAAAAATAACAACCATCCTTTTTTATCAGAAGATCAATTTGATCTTAAATTATCTTTTATAGAAAAAAATTATAATTATTTTTTAAATGAAAGTAAAAAAATTATTTTAAAACATGGAGTTACAAAACAAACAATAATGCTTCTTTTTTATAG